AGGTTTGACTGGCACGTAGGACGATCTCGTTCGCGCTGTAATATATTATGTATTCACTACCATCGACCGATTCGCTCACGTAGTCGCGCCGTTCGTCATCGTCAAGGGCCAAATTGCCGCCAGGGCCGGGATACTCAGCTAGGGCTTCCTCGGCTATGTCCGTTACGGTCCGCAGGTAATCGCTTTCGGTCCAAGTCATGATCTACGCCTCCAATGTATATTTGATGCTCCGGGCACCATTGACATGGCCGAGGCGCTACCCTCGGCCATGCGTATGGACTGCTTAACTGTCATCCTCGACTAACCATAGACCCCAATCGCCCGACTCATTACCGCCGAAGTAGACGGTCCCATCTGTCAAGGTGTTCAAGAAATCCTCGGCCTCGTCCCAGGCCCACGTGTACGCCTCGGGATCATCGTCATCGTCCGCATTGACCGTCTCAAACTGTGCGGAGTACCGCCAGCTGTGACTAGCTGCTAGCTCTTGGACGGCTTCGCCAATGTATCGGCCCCTGGCGCTATCAAAGTACACTCCGAGATCGTCTATTTTGTAGATCGTCATGATGTAGCATTCTCCTCATTTTTTATAGTACCGGCGTCTTCGATTCTAGCTAGTATTTGCTCACCCTCGGCGGTGTCGGCGTACCCTTCACTAATCAACGCATCGATCTCGGCCCGTATAGCCTCGTTCATGTCACCCCTCCGTATTGGATTTCTAGCTGCGACGTCGCAGCCTCGTCAGGCCTGTCAATTCAGGCGATCCACGGCGTCAAAGCTGGTAGAATTCTCCCCTAGCTTGGGAATCATTCGCCTGCTTTTCAACCGCACACCCTCCCGGGTGCTTTGACCCATTGCGCTGAGCCTTTACGTCCAGTACCGGCCTTAAGCCTTTACAGTGGAGACCTTTGCCAAGGGTCTCGTGCCGAGGTTGCTAGCCTCACACGTCAAGGGGACCTACTGAAGCCCCGTTCCTATGTTCTATCGTGATCCTTTCGATGATGGATTAGTGATGATCGACTCATCAACAATAGCACGGCCGGGTTTGCACTGTCAACCCCCCAAACCGCCCAATTCCATATCTGAGCGCGCCGATATTTTCTAGGATATCCGTTCTGATAGGCGGCCAGGCTGCACTTTTTTGGTGTTTGGTTAGGCGGCCAACATTGACCGCGTCAGAGCGGCGTGGTAGATATAGAGTATGAACAAAGATACAGCGACAAGTGGAACGGTCGGCGATGCAGGCGGCGTGATAGGTGACGATGTAGGCGGCGTGGTAAGTGGGGTGGTAAGTGAGGTGGACTCCATTGACAACCTGGGCATGGTCCAAAGGAGGCAGTTAGCGGACCAGGATGCATTCTTGGCCAACTATGCCACCTCGGGCACCATTCTATCCGCAGCTAAGGCGGCGAACGTCAGCAGGCAAACTGTCTACAATTGGCGTGATAGCGGGGCCTTGGGCTTCAAGGCGCGCTTCGAAGCCGCCAAGGATTCCTTTCGTGAGTCTCTTGAGGACATTATGTTTCAACGGCTCCGGGACCCTAAGACTCACCCGGTCCTACTGATATTCGCCTTGAAGGGCCATTGGCGCGAGAAGTACGGCGATAGCGTGCTTCCCTCCGACGATAGCGCCAAGGACGTACTAACCAAGCTCATGGGATGGAAGCAGGGCAGGCGCAACGGGGGCGGTAACGGGGGCGGCGTAGAGGAGAGGGCGGGCTAGGAGGCGGCAAGGCTTAGGCTAGGACTCAGGAGTATCTAATCCAACCCCGCATAACTTTTATGCCATAAAGGCACGAGGGGTTCCTGGGCCTAATGTTGCTAAGAGGATATATTATGAATAACAAAAAGGCTTACTCTTCGGTGTGCGTAGCGGCCGTAAGGCAGTGAGCGGAGCACACCGTCTTTCTCTTCTTTCATAGCTGTTTCCATTAGTGGTGTGCAACATTGGGGAGAGACCCCCCTTAGGGGGTCTCCCATCTTACACACTAGTAACATCTTATGCGTATCTTACGCGCGGGCGCGCGAGGGCAAAGTAGTGTGTAAGTAGTGTGCAGCCTTGCACACCGTCGCACACCACTCACACCACTGGGGTCAGTGGCCTGTTTCTTCCCGTGCTAGCACAGCGTGGTTTATAATGATCTGATCAACTCCCGGTAGTCTGCGCCAGGAAAAGGTGAAGGTCGCCTTCATAAATAAAGGCGACTTTACCGGGAGCAATTTCGACAAAGTGGTCCTAATCCGCCTAATCCGCATCGCAAGGAGAACTCCTAGGGTATTTCATATGAACCCTGGTAGGTTTTGAGGGTTTTGTCCATGACCTGGCAAATCAATCTAAGTTGAGACGGCGCAGAGAGGGGGATCTATGATTGAATTGGTAAATGTTGTGGGCGGGGAGGTGTTTGGGGTCAGGGTGGAGGAGTTGCCTCCGGTGGGGACTTTGGTGCATATTGAGAGTGAGAATCGTGGGGTGCGTATTTGGCGGGTGGAGTCAATCCGTTTGGAGGTGAGGGAGATGGGTCTGGGGAGTATGTGGTTATGGTGAGGGAGATGAGGGAGGATCCTGTTAGGTTAATGGACCTCTATGCTCGACCGGAACACTTAGAAGGTGGGGATTCTGAATAGATGGTGCATTTACTAGCCGGTCCGACAGTAGCGGTAGAAGAGATTTCGTCTCGGACAGCCGCGATGTTCGATATCGTTGGTTATAAGCCGTGGCCCGAACAGGCCGATATCATTAACTGTAAGGACCGGTTTATTATCGTGACGGGCGGTGAGCAGGGCGGTAAGAGTATCACGGCGTCGAAGGCATTTCTTGATCGTTGGCCGAAAGATATGGAAGATAAGTGGGATGGTAGCTCACCGCTGGTTTACTGGTTGGTAGGGCCGGATTACGCAAACACACAGGCAGAATTCGACTATATACGTGATGATTTCGTCCACCTATTTGGTGAGCATTCCGTCAGGGCGTCGAAGCGTGTTGACCCCGGATACATAGAGATCAAGTTTCCAGACGAGTCTAAGCCTCGTATCAGGGTAGATACCAAGTCCGGTACCGATCCGAGGAAAATCACCCGTGTTGCTCCAAACGGTATCATAGGGTGTGAGGCTTCACAGTTGGATCTGGAGACATTTGAGAGGTTGAGGGGCCGTACAGCACCTCGGAAGGCGTGGTTGCTCCTGAGCGGGACGCTGGAGGGCAGCCTGGGGTGGTATCCTACGGTGGCAGAGGGGTGGAAGCAGGGGCAGGAGGGCAGGCGTAGCTTCGAGTTACCGTCCTGGACCAACAAGACGCTCTATCCTGGAGGGCGTAACGACCCTGAGATACTGTCTCTGAAAGCGGAAAGCTCCGATGCCTACTTCATGGAGCGGATTGCCGGTCAGAGAGTGCCGCCCAGGGGTCTGGTGTTCGGTGAGTTCCGTCCTGATATTCATGTGAAAGATATCGAGTGGATTCCCGATCAGACGGTGACGTTGTGGGTGGATCCTGGGTACGCCGGAGCCCATGCTGTCATGGTTTCCCAGCAGGTTAACGGGCAGGAGAACGTGTTCGACGAAATTTACGAACGAGAGATGACCACAGAGGATATGATAGATATTGCTCAATCGCGCCCGTGGTGGAAAGATGTGCGTGAGGGAGTGATCGATGTGGCTGGTTGGCAGCACCAGGCGATGGCGGCTCCTGCGGAGATATGGATGAGCAAAGCGGGTTTGTACATGTCCTCTCAGCGCATACGAGAGGCAGAGGGTAGAGAGCGGCTAAAGACGTTCTTAAAACCCGATCCCATCACCGGCATTCCAAAGATAGTTTTTGCTCCGAGATGTAAGGGGATATTGAGTGAGTTCGGCGCCGTCGCAAGTCCTTTCGATGGACAAGATAAACCCTATAGGTGGAAAACTGACCGAGAAGGGAATATAGTAGGTCAGAGCCCCGAGGACAAAAACAACCACGGGATTAAAGCCACTACCTATGGCATCGTTGACCGTTACGGCTACGCGAAATCACAGGAACGAAGTAAGTTCCGTGTTAAGAGGTTCTGATGCCCCGTAAGACACATGCTGACCAAGCGTCAGAGATCATTGCCCTCGTTACCGATCACGAGAGTGCCACGCAGGGGCTTCGTGATCGGATGGAGTCTGACTATGGTCTGTATTTATTGGACCAGAGACTCCCGCCCGAACCCGACGATAGACCTGACTCAAACGAAGGATTTCGTATCTACACGTCGAACGAGCCGCAGACTTACGCGGACAAGGTTATCTCCTGGTTATCTACGGCGCATATTATCATTCGCATCCCACCGCACGATGCACAGCAGGAGGAGCGTGAGCTAGACGACATTGCCGAGAGATTCCTGATCGGCTGTTTCGAGGCGGCGGATGATAGGCTGCTAACCATATTGATGCCTACATTGCAGGACGCGGAGGCATTCTACACTGCCGTGCGTGGATGGCTGTGCGGTCGAGTAATGATACGGAAGGACGAGGAAGGCAAGACCTTCGTTGATCTAATGCCCTGGGATCCGATGCACACATTCTGGGGCGTCGGAGAAAACGGCCTGACATGGGCGTGCTACCGCACCAAGAAGAGCAAAGCGGACATCAAGGCTATATTTGGCAAGAACGTCTCCGGTACCGATAGCGAGAAGAGTTCCTTCACCGTCTACGACTACTACGATAATGAGAGCAACACGGTCGTGATGGAAGGCGACATTGTCCTCAAGAAGTCCGAAAAGCACGGAGGCAAGACGGTCCCGGTAGTTATCGTCGCTGTCCCAACCAGCCCTCCTATCGATTCGATGGAGAGATCTGACGGTGATGATGACTCTGTTCACTACGGCGAGTCGGTCTTCAAGTCAAATAGGGCACTATACGAGATCCATAATCTGATTTCTTCAGTTATGCTGGAGTTGGTGGCTCGGGCTAGAAAGCCTCCGCTTGGCGTCTGGTCGCGTGACGGTACCAAGTCCCTGGATGAAGACCCGTATGCTGAAGGAACAACGATTTCATTCGCAGACGGAGAAAGGACCGAGGCGTTAAGGCTTTTAGAGACCACCCGTGATACCGGCGCGTTTCTGGGTATTGTGTCTGGAGAGGTCCAAAGAGGCTCTCTGCCCCATAGCATATTCGGTGAGCTTCAGTTCCAGCTTTCCGGCTTTGCCATATCAACTTTAAGGCAGGGTATTGATAGTGTCGTGCAGCCGCGTATCAAAGCACTGCGTAGTTTCTATCGTCTGGCGGCGGCACTTCTCAGAGAACAGTACACTTCAGGTGCGTTTGAGAACCTGCGTCTGACCGGCATCACACGGCAGAACAAGTTCTC